ATAGCACCACTATCATTGTCGTTGTCAACTCCCTTTATTTTAGCTAATATGCGTGCAGTTTGCTCTGATGCTCCATCAGTTTGATCTATACTTAATGTTCCTCTTACGAAAACAGTAAAACTTGTAACCTTACCTCCAAACTCCAAAATGTTAAAACCCATAAAATTTATACCACTAGACTCATCTGGCAGTGATGCAGAATTACTATCATCCGTTAAAACATTAGCACCATTATTCCAATTTCGAGATGAAATAAAAGATGTTGGAAATAATCTAAATGTTCTTTCTAGCTCTGGATTAACACCTATTGTATCAACTCCATAAACAACTGATGTACTGGCATCTGCTGTAAGAACTGGAAACAAATCAGATGTTTTATCATAAAAATTTATCTTAACGCTTCCATCGGTTATTGCTTTGTGCATAGCAAAGTATATCTTACCCCCTTCTCCCTGTATTACTGGTATCGGAAACACTTTTATTCTATTTGTTTCATTGGTAGTAGTATTGCCTAGATAAGTTCCATATGCAAGTGGCTTGTAAACATTTTGAGGAGCATTTGATTTTGCTTGTGGTGCAGTAATAAAATCCCACGGCTTTCTAGCTGATAAAGACAATGTAATCTTATCACCATCAGTGCTAATTTCAGTTAATCTAAAAGCCCCAATTTGTCTTGGTGTAGCACCATTTACTTGAGACTTTACAACAACTTCTTGGTTTATATATTGGTTGCTACCACCATACAATTCTTTTGAAATACTTTCTCCATTATAATTAAAATCTGCAATAGTAATAGAAATATTAGATGTTTTGGCAGTAGAGTTTTTTAAATCAATAGATTCTCTAATTGATGGTTTATTTAAGATAACCCCATAATAAAAAGTGCTTGAAACTGTTGTGTCCTTAAATGATAAATATAAATTACCACCCTGTCTATTTGGTAGCGTAAACAGCCAATTTTCAGTTATATTACCAGTTTTTACTTCATCGCCAAAAGCCATTATGCAAGTCCTTGTTTAACTGTTTTATTTATTTCGGGTATTAAAGTATCTCTTACAAACTCTTCATTACCTATCATATTACCATTAATGTTTACATTTACTGTGCTTCCCACGTTGCCTTCTCCGCTATTTAATCTGGCAAGATTGTCAACACCTACTTGCTCTACGACTGCTTTTCTAATAACAAACTCTCCTGCCTGTGCCATAATTGGAACATTGTCTTGACCCTCTACCATCCCACCTGTAGCAAATCTTTGTATATCTCCATCTTCTTTAATTAAACCACCTGTATGAGCAAACCCTAAAAATTGTGCTAATGTCTTACCTGCTGTTCCAACACCACCTATACCTAGTGCTTGAAATGCTGTAAATATAAATGCTTTAGATGCCATTTCAACTGCTATTGCCTTTATGCTATTTACAACAGCCTCTCCCATATTTTGACCATTTAAAGTAGCTTGTGCAAGAGCTGAACTTAATCTATCAACGTGTGCTAAAGTAGCATTTGCATTCTTCTCTTCTTCTTCTTTAGTTTTTTTCAACAATTTAATTTTATGTTCTCTTAATGCTATTTCTTGCTCAAAGTCTCTTTGCCGACTTTCAAATTCTTTTTTGTTTCTAATTTCTAATAATTCACTTTCCAAATCTTTAAGAGTTATAAGAGCATCTAATCTTTCTCGTATTCTTTGCATTTCTTTTGAGTGAGAGTCTTTTTCAAGTTTTGTTTTTAATTCCTGAACAAGCCTTGCCTGAACAATAGCATCTATAATATTCTTATTATTTTTTATAAAACTTTCAGACATACCTTTTGTTTCTTCTTTAAACAATTTTTCTCTTAAGGTATCTTGCTCTCTCATTATAGCTTGTTCAGTTCTAGATTTTTTTAAAATATCTAAAGAACTTATTAAACTTTTTATTGATTTTTGTTCTTCTTCAAATGCTTCTTTGGATTGTTTTTTAATATTGCTTATAGTTGCATTTATAACTTTATCTCTATCTTGTAGTGAAACAATGTCTTGCTTCATAATGCTAACAAGTTCTCTGGCAAGAGTTTTTCTTCTTTCTAAAGCAATACTTAATCCAAATATACCTCTAGTAAAGTCAGATAATTTATTTAAACCAAAAATAAGAACTTTTGATAAATCAATAAAAGCAGGAGTCAGTGCTTCTCCAATAATAGCAGATGTATTTTCACTAGTTGCTGAAAGTTTTTCAAACATGCTTTGTGAATTTTCAAATTCATCACCAGCTAAAGCAACAGCTCTTTTAGCAGAGTCTAATGTGGCATTTAAAAAAGCCTGTTTTTGTTCTACCTCAGTTAAAGAGTCAACGCTCTTATTTAGTTCTTCAGCATAAACAGCATAGGCATCTTTTGTTTTAACAATTATACCAATATTATCAAGCATTAACCTAGACTGCCTACCTATACCAGTAATTAAAGATTCAACAGAACTAGCAGTGTCTCTACCTAACGCCCTACCAAGTCTTTGAGCAATATCGAACATTTCAGCCATTTCATCAGAATTTTTTGCAACACCAAGAACTAAAGCATTGTTTGCCTGTTGCAATAAGTCAAACTCAGACATTGTATTGTTTGTAGCTATTCTCAAGTCCTCTAATGCTTTTTGAGAGTCCATAGTCCCACCAGCTAAACTAGCAAAAGAAGCCTTCATAGAATCTAATCTTGAAGCCTGTTGTGAAAAGTTAATTAATTGCCGTACACCTAGAGCCATAGCAAAATTAAAAAGTAACATTTTAGAACGAATTACGGCAAATGAACCACCTAAAATTCTAGTTCTTTGACTTGTTTTTTTAGTAGTTTCACCTAACCCTTTAAGCTGTCTTTCATATCTAGCTACTTGATTTCTAACCATTTGCAGCGCTACAGCGTGACCTTGTTGAGCTTTTATTAATAATTCTGTAGATACTCCAGACCTTCTAAGACTTCCACCTAGTGCTTTTAGCCTTACTTGCATTTTTCTTAAAGCATCTGTCTGTCTTGATTGATGGTCAATAACTTTTTTACCTGCTTTTGATAAATGTGCCTGAGAACTAATTAAAGACTTAGTTGCTTTATCAAGAGATTCTATTGCTTTTTTTAACTTTGGAGCATCTTTTGCTTGAAATTTTATTTCTATTGTGTTTTGTGCTTTAGCCATTGTTCATTGCCTTTGCTTTTTGCCTTTCCAATAAATGTATTAATAAAAAGGTTTTATCTACCCATTTTTTTGGTTGCTCTCCATAACTTCCTTTATATGGAGATATATTAAATTGTTTTGCATACATAAATCTTGATATATCTTTTTGTGCTTTTTCATCTATTATAATTTCTCTGCAAGAAAAAAAGGGCAGTTGAGCCATCACCGATTCAGCGATATGCAAATTACTGCCCTCTTCAATATGTTCTTGTGTTTCGTCTATTAAAAGCCGAATAACATCCCAAACATCTTCATCTGATGTAAAGATTCGAGTTTCATATTTTCCTTCGATTAAAATAGGAATTTGAGCCTCATAGGGGTATTCGTGATACATACACCCCTCACACTTTTTATCTAGTAAGAAGTTTAGTTCTAATGTGAGGGATTCTACTCCCCCAAGCGTTGATGTTCCTGCACTGCCAAAGACAGTTCATTTTTTTCATCCTCGCTTAAAGACTTGATAAACTTATCATCAGCTCCAACAACACCTTTGCGAATCCAAGCAGTTCTTGCCTTTGCTAAGTTAGTGATAGCTACAATTTCATTTCCTTCATACCTCATCTGAGGTAAATCATTGCAGTAATCAATATCATCTACAGACATTTCTTTTAGTTCGATTGTTTTTCCTGTAGAAAGTTTCATTAACTTGTTATATCAAAGGTTATTAAATCAGCACCTGCATCAACTGCTTTCATTGCAACATCTAACATCATCAAGTCACCCTCATTTAAAGCAACATCAGTCAATACTGCATTAGGCATAGAAACACCATAAGAATTATTATTAGTAATTACTAAGGCATTACCTGCTAAATGAGAAGTTTGAGTTCCAAATGAATTTATCAAGCCTTTTGTGCTACCATCGTATTTTATTGTTGATTCTGTTGTTACAGAAATTTCTGCACCTCTATTTACTGTTTGAAAACCAGTAGATTCAAAACCAGTAAAAACAGCAGGACTTTCAATATTTACTGAAAATGATTGCATAATAGCATCAGTAGCATAAACCTTTATCCCACTAGCACTGTTTAAAAAGCAATCTGTAGTATTTGCATAAGCTGTAATAGTTGGATTAGCAGTAGATGCTAAGTCTGGAACTTTTCCAGTTTGCAATGTTGCAGAAAATTTATATCTACCACCCTCTTCTGTAGAGTCTGCTGATAGTGTAAAACTTGTTACTACGCAACCAAAAAACTCCATACCTTGTTGATTTGTAACGTCTGAAGGTTGCATTACCAATGTTAAGGATGATGCTGAGTTTGCAATCGAAGCACCATATTTTTGACTAGCAGGAGAAAAATTAGTTGCGACTGCTATATCTCCACTAACATCGTTGCATATATTTTGAAGTAATAATTTATGCCCATCGTCTAAGTGCATTGTTCCAGATAAAGATATTTCAGGAATTTTTAAAGTATTATCTTGAAAAAAATCTTCATCCTTTAAAGTTCTTCCCACACCACTTCTTACATCTAATACTTGATTTACATTTAATGAAGGCATTGAAACAGAATCAACGTCTAGCTGAAACATAGTTGAACCTATTCCAGTCGCACCAGCATCACCATTATCTGAAACTACTGCAACTCTCCATTCTTTTGGCGAAAATCCGTGACTTTGATATGCCATTATTTATCTCCTTTTTTGGATTTAGGAACATCAAATAAATGCTCCAAGTTATTTAAACTGCTTACTTCTATGCTTTTACCTTTTTGAAG